ACCTGCGGCACACATATCAGTATTCGGCCTATGGCACGCCAGCTGGAGAGATCGGCAACACCGAGACGCTGGTGAACGTGATCCCACTGGACGGGTGGCTTATAAGCGCCACGACAGTCACCGCCTATGGGCAAACTGCCAGAACCGATAATACGACGCTCTCAGAGGGTTATGGGGCCGACTATTGGCTGCTCCCGTACAACTCCAACCCTAAGACAATTTTCCAGATGAACGAGGACACGTCCAACACCCTGTCAGCTGGGCAGCAGACCTTGTTGATCAACGGTCAATGGGGGTACACCGCTGACACGATCAGTGTCACGACCTCCGACGCTATCACCTCAACAACCGCAACGTCTGTGTCGGTGGCATCTGCTACCGATCTCAGCCCAGCCCTGACGATCCTGGTCGATTCCGAGCAGATGTACGTCACGGCGATCTCAGGCAACGACCTCACCGTAGAACGAGCCTGTAATGGCACGACAGGGGCAACTCACGATGCTGCCACAACTGTCTACCGATATGACTATGACCCCCTGGTCGCCCAGGCTTGCAAGGACCTTGCGAAGATCGTTTTCCGAGACCGAGACCTGGGCAGGGTCGATGCCATCGGTGGGGAGGGGTTGGACATCACCAGGAGCAGCAGAGAGCTGGTGCAGATACTAAACACCCTCAACGCCTACCGGGTGGCCTCTACGAGCAACGGGGTGATGTTCTAATGCCTGGGATGCTGGAGGTGGAGATATCGCTCCACGGCAAGATCAAGAACCCTGGGCTGTCTCCTGCCCTGGCAGGCCAGGTCGAGAAGGCGGCGATGGCAGGGCTGCTCGAGCTTGCCACGATTGAGGGGCAGGTGGAGGTGCAGAAGCAGCTCTACCCTGGTCACGGTTTCGTCACTGGGCATCTGTTCAAACATATCAGCGCCGCCAAGATTGGACCGCTGACGGCCCAGTTCGATGCTGGCCAGAATCGCTATGGCTCCAATTTGGTCTACTCATATTGGATCGAGGGGGTGGGTTCCAGGAACCAGACCAGCACCTTCAAGGGCTTCAAGATGTTCGCCAAGGCATATGAGCGGCTGGCATCCAAGCCCAACCTCTGGAAGAAGTACGTGGGCGAGCGGCTAATGAAGGTATTTGAATGAGCAGATCGGGGGCGATTGCCCAGATCGACACGTTGCTGTCAACGATTTCAAGCCCGGCGTTCGTGGCGGTGTTGAGGGGGGAACCCCTGGCGATCTCAGGAACACCGCTGCTGGCGTACTGGATCGAGGGGCGCACCCCCAAGGCTGTGACCCTCACCAATGCAGGGTCGACGACCACGTTCTCAATCAGGGCCTATTTCAGGGTCCAGACCTCCCCCGATGTCAGGGAGTCGCTAGAGCTTGAGCTGTGGGACACGATGTATGAGATCGACGCCGCCCTGATGGGGGACGCCAACCTGGGCGATAACGTGTCAGACTCACGCCTGGGGGATGGGGCAGCCGGTTATATCAACATGGGGGGCAACGTCTTTCGCACCCTGACAGTCCCATACGAGGTCGACATCCTGGAAGACGTAACGATCACCCCATAGGAGTAGCCAATGGCAAAAGAATCAGGGTTGAACGTCAGGTTGTACGTCTCAGGATATGACTTGAGTGGGGATGCTAACAGCCTCGCAGCGGTGGGGTATACGAACGAACTGTACGAGGTGACCACCCTGTCCTCCAGTGCAACCGCTCGGCTGCTGGGCAAGGTGGACGGCACCCTCACCGTCAACGGGTTCTTCGACAATGCGTCGGGCAAGATTCACTCGGTTCTGAGCGGTAACTCCGGCAAGATTCCGACAGCTGATGTCGGCGTGCTAGTGCCTCTAGGATCGGCAATAGGAGACCCCGCCTATGGCCTGGTTGCCAAGGAAGCCGAGTACAACACCGAGCGGAGCGATACAGGGCCGGTCACGGTCTACAGTTCGTTCGCCAGCAATGGCTCTGGCCCTGAGTTTGGGATCATGGCAACCGCTCACGATGACACGGTCACGGCATCCACCTCTGGCACAAGTGTCGACAACTCTGCTTCGAGCAGCGATGGCGGGTCGTGGTATTACCAGATCATGGCCTTGAGTGCCGTGGGTGGCAACGCCAGGTGGCATCTGAATCTCCAGCACAGCACCAACGACTCCACCTGGACAGATGTCTCGTCCGCAACCGTGTCCTCAACCGATCCTGCCGCCGTTCGGACTGCATTTACGGGGACGCTGAATCGATACGTCAGGCAGAGGGTTGTGCTGGACGCATCATCGGGATCGTTGACGTATGCAATTGCATTCGTTAGAGGGTAATCAGAGCGAAATTCTAGGAGGCCCAGATGGCAAAGCAGACAGGTTTAGGGGACTACTTAGCGGTGGATGACAGCGGTGGAACGCCCCGGGACATCAGCAACGATGTCACGAGCTACTCGATCAGCGTGCCTCAGAACATGTTCGAGGTCACAGGTGTGGACAAGAGTGCGGTTGAAAGGATCGTGGGCCTCAACGATTACACGGTGACTATCAACGGGGTGTTCGACAAGGCCAGCACGAAATCACACGACGTGTTCAAAACCAGAACCGGCACCCGGACTGTCACCATAGCAATCGGCGGCAATACCACGGGATACCCCGAACTGGAAGCCGAGATGCTGGTGACCGAATACAACCTGGAGCGGGGCGACGACGGGGCTTTGACGTGGACAGCTGGCCTCAGTCTCCAGGACGGCACGACACCCACCTGGGGAACTGCATCGTAGGGGGGGAGCAATATGCCCTATAAACTGGGCGCAACCGAGGAACAGTTGGATTTCAGTTCCAAGCCCACCCTTGAAGGTTTGGAGGTCAAGGTCGTCGGGGACGTACCGTTGTCGGCGTTCTTCGACCTCCAAATCTGGCTGGCGTCGGGAGACGCCAAGCTGATGCGGGACGGCTTTGTGTTGTTCGGGGACTCGATCCTGGCGAGCTGGGACTTGGAGGATGACAACGGGAAAGTCCCAGCTGATGGCGTCGGGATGCTGTCACTGCCCATGTCCCTGGCAATGGCGATCCTTGAGGGATGGACTGAGCAGGTGGGGTCTGTAAAAAAAGCACCAGGAGCCTCACAGAACGGTATCTCGCAGTCGGTGGGGGAACTGATCGAGACGGGAACCTGATCCAGGCTCCGATGGAACTTGACATCGCTATCGCTATCGACGGGCTTGCGAAGAGGTATGGCTGCCCACCGAGCCAGATTTTGCGTGAGCCCGTCGGCATTTTGCCCATCGTAGAACTGGCGGCAATGGCTGAGAATGACAGGAACAAAAAGGAAACTGCGAAGGTCAAAGCAGCGGGTAAGGGGCGCAGGTAGTGGCTAACATTGGCGACCTGGTCGTAAAACTGAAGGCTGATGCCTCTCAGCTCGAGGCCGGGCTTGCGTCTGCCCAGGAGAGCCTGAAACAAACCGGCGATAGGATGAAGGGCATCGGCTCAAAGATGTCTGTCGGGATCACTGCCCCGATTGCAGCCATCGGGCTTGGGGCGATCATGACCGGGGCGAAGTTCGAGAAGTCGATGAATCGGGTTAAAGCCCTGACCGGAACAACCGGTGGCGATTTCGATGCTCTCACTCAGCAGGCTAAAGACCTAGGATCGTCAACGATGTTCAGCGCCACCCAGGCGGCCGATGCAATGGCCTTCCTGGCAATGGCCGGCTTCAAGAGCAACGACATCATCGGGGCGATGCCTGGAGTGTTGAACCTTGCAGCAGCTGCCCAGATGGACCTCGGTGAAGCTGCCGACATCACGTCGAATATCCTGACCGGTTTCGGGAAGGACGTTTCTGAGCTGGGGCAGGTCAACGATGTGCTGGTCAAGGCGATGACCTCCGCAAACGTAGACCTGAGCCAGCTGGGTGAGGCCATGAAGTACGTCGGCCCGGTGGCATCGAGTGCCGGGATGGACTTTGAGGAGACGGCGGCTGCCATCGCTCTCCTGGGCAACGCTGGCATCCAGGGATCGATGGCTGGAACCTCCCTGCGAGGGGCGATGACACGGCTGCTCAAGCCGTCGGAGGACGCCGCTGCTACGATGGCAAAGCTGGGGCTGAATGTCCTCGACTCCGAGGGCAACCTGAGAAGCTTCACCGAGATCACCAAGCAGCTGGAAGACTCGGGGATTTCCACCGCCGATGCCATGACCATATTCGGGCAACGTGCTGGCCCTGCGATGATGGCCCTAGTGTCTCAGGGTAGCGAGGCCCTGGATGATATGACCCAGAGCCTCAAGGACAGCGGTGGCACGGCTGAGAGCATAGCCAACATCCAGATGGAGGGCATGTCCGGGGCGATCATCGAGATGAAATCGGCATTTGAAGGGTTGATGATTTCCATCTCTGAAGACCTGCTGCCCATTTTCACCTCACTGATCGACAAGATCACCCCCATCCTTTCTAAGTTTTCCGACATGCCTGGGCCGGTGAAGGCCATCATTGTGGTGGTGGGGATAATGGCGGCCGTCATGGGGCCGCTCCTCATTGCCATCGGCTTCATGATCCCAGCCATCGGGGCCTTGAGCGTAGTTATGGGGGGACTTTCGTTGAGCATGGGTCCCATCACCCTGGCCGTGCTCGCAATCGCCGCTGCCATCGCCATCGGAATTCTAATCTGGAAGAACTGGGACACGATTGTGGCGTTCTTCTCAGACACAATCGCAGCGGTGAAGGACACGTTCGTGAGGGTGTCGGGGATCATCCTCGACGTGTTCAACTCTAAGTGGGGGTGGCTGATGCCGGCCGGCCCTCTGTTCAAGGCCATCATGCTGATCAAGAAGAACTGGAAGGACATCTGGGCAGCGATACGCATCCTCGCAATCGTTGCGTGGGAGCTGATCAGCGGGGCGTTCACCAAGTATTTTGGGTGGATGTTGCCGGGAGGGGCGATCCACCAGGCGTTGACCAAGCTGGGGGACATCTGGGCGAGCGTTTGGTCTACAGTCCGGGAGAAGTTCGCCGAGGTGGCTGGGCTGGTGTCCGGCATCTGGGACAAGCATTTCGGGTGGCTCCGTCCTGGTGGCCCGATATTTACGGCCCTTGGGCTGCTCAAGGACACCTGGATCGATACGTGGAAGGCGATTGGCGGTGCTTTGAAGGTTCCGGTGAATCTCGCCATTGCGGGCATGAACAAGATCATCGACCTGATGAATGCGTTTGAGTTTGGTTGGGATGCCAAGAAGGTCAGGGGCGTCACCGTGATCCCTGGGTTCACGTTCAACCCGTTCAACCTGGCACATATCCCACAGCTGGCGAAGGGCGGGATCGTAACTCGGCCAACCCTCGCCATGTTGGGAGAGGCTGGACCGGAAGCGGTCACACCTCTGGGCAGAGCTGGGGGGGTTGGCGGCACCACCATCGTGGTGAACATCTCTGGCCCAACTTATGGGTTCGCCGACTTTGAAAAGAAGGTGTCTCAGGCAATCCGTGACGGCGTTCGCCGGGGCGGGTTTCAGGGCATCCTATCCCCTGCGAGAGGGTAGCTAATGACTGACGAGTTCAAGCACGGTTCTGTCGGAACATCCCTGTCGCAAGCCGAGTGGGAGGGGATTGGGGCGCATGTTTTGGAATCCCAGGCCACCGGGGACATAGTTTATGCGTCATCTGCTTCTCAGCTGAGACGGCTGGGAATATCCGTCACCAGCACCCATGTTCTCAGCATCTCTGGCGGTATACCAGCCTGGGCCGCACCAGCAGCTGCGGCCGCCGGCAGTTTGACAGGCACAATCCTGGCATCAGGTGTGGTCACCTCATCCCTGGCGACTGTCGGCGTTCTGAATAGCGGCTCGATCACGTCAGGCTTCGGCGCCATCGACAACGGCACTTCAACTCTAGGCACCGGGATCATCACGACGGTGGGAGACCTATCGCTCGATGGTGACCTGGACTTCACCGGAGCCCAGGCGATCACCACCACCACCGGCGACCTCTCGTTGTCCCCGGCCAACGGCGATATCAACATCCCTACCGACATCGGCCTGGTGTTCGGCAATGACGGGGAGAAGATCGAGGGGGACGGCACCGATCTCACCATCCTGAGTTCGGGCGATCTCGATCTGGAAACCATCGGGGACATCACCCTTGACCTGAATGAAGGGACGCAGAAGTACAGCCTGACACAGCCCGCCTACGACGCCGCCTCCCTGGTCATCGAGAGCCAGACCTCCGGTGGAACCTTTAACATGTCCTTGCACACTAAAGACGGCGACGGGGGAGACAGTGTGCTGTTTAATATCTGGGGCAAGGGGACGGTCTCTGCGGTCACCAACCGGGAGCGGTTGATTATGGGGTGGAGTACCCCCCTTTACTTCCTGAACATTGATGCCTCTGGCACTGGAGGTGGTGCTGGTGTGGCTAGGAACTTCGAGATTCAGAACGATGGGACGGCGTGGATGACGTTCGATGCTGGCGGGAACGTGCAAATCCTGAACCGGTCTCTCGATCTCGGCAGCCAGGGCGGCATCATCAACATCGGGGCTTCTGGCAACGATTGGGATGGCACAACGCTGGCATTAACTGGCAGTCTCCGTATTCGGAACACTGCTGATGAGTCAAAAAGTTCGGTCAACATCAGTGCCGTAAATACGCAAGATATCAGCTCGGCAACCTCAATATATGAGGTGCCGGACTTCGGTGCCCTGGTGTTCGTTGGCGGCAGGGAACACAGCCCGGGACATGCCCAGAAATTTGAAGATTTGGTCTGGTGTTCCCAGGCGACAAATCCGTCCGTGATCTCTTCGTATACTGCTGGCGGCTCTCCGGCAGCCCGAACGTACACCCGGTCCGTGAACGATTTGATGCTAGCGATGGCCTCCGACACCTACGATGTTTCCGTGTTGGTTATCCAGTTCAATAGCCCGCTATAGATCGG